TTTGAGACGCAGTGATTTCTCATTCCAGACATTTTGCCTTTCTTTCCCAGACTCTTCACCTTCTATAGCACCCGCTGGCCGGTAAGCAGCCAGAGCGTCTGCCAACAATCTAGCGGGACTAACACCCGTGATTATAGGTTGTCTTCCCGGTCTTGCAGGAGGAGGAACGCTTGTTACAGTTGGATATAACTTTTTAGCTTCTTTTTTGGGTTCTTCTTTCTTAGGTTCTTCTGCTTTTACTTCTGGTGCGACGGGAGCAACAGGTGTAGCCGGTGGAGTAACAGTGCGTGGTTCCAGCACAGTGGGTGGCGTTGGGACATCTGTGACTACATCAGAGACCTTTTGTTCTGGGAATGGTTTGTATTCTTCGAACCCAGGTTCCGGGAGTTGTTCATATTTTCCCAGAACCTCAACTGGTGCTAATGACCTGCTGGGTGAAACGTCCGTGACCACTTCTGGAGGTCTGTCTGTATAACCCTGAATCGCAACGTCTTCCAATCTGGGAGGAAGAGGCTGATATTCTTCGAATCCGGGTTCTGGAAGTTGATCGTACTTGCCCTGGACTACAACACGTTCTAACTCTGTTGAAGGAACATCAGTAACAACTTCAGATTTCTTTTCTTCTGGCAGAGGCTTGTACTCTTCAAACCCTGGTTCTGGCAATCGTTCATATTTGCCAAGCACCTCAACAGGAGCAAGGCCACGAGTTGTGTCTGGTCGAGGTGTTGTTATTTCTGTTGAAACAGGAGCCACGTTTGCTACGTTATCACCTTGTCCTTGAACTATGACCCGCTCTAACGCTTTAGGGTCAACCGTTGTCGTTGGCTGCGCGGCAACTTGTTTTACCAAATCGAGGTCTGTGACTACTGGTGATACAACAGGCGATGGTGCAACAACTGTTTGTCCAGGTAGAGAAGTAGCATCAGTTGGTATCGGAGCCGAAACAGGCTGTGCAGGAACGTCCGCGTTGAGAATTTTAGAAAATTCACGATAACTTATAGTGCTTTCATTCCCAGCCTGATCGGTTACTTTAGCAGTTCCGTCTGGCTGCTCTTCATATCTAAGTCCACCCTGTTCAAAAGGCTCGATAAGATCTTGAGAAACTTTTGCGGTGGTAGATGCTGCTTGAAGTTGTTGTGCTGTTTTGGCAGGTTGATCTAGCGTGCCTATAGCCGTTGCCGCTGTGTTTAACAGCGTCTGATCTATGTTTCCGCCCGTAGCAATGTACGTCCTAGCAGCAGACCCAAGGATTTTTCCTGCATCAGGATTCTCGGTCATTGCGCCTTGAACACCAGCTCCAACACCGGCAGCAAATGCGTTGGTTAACACTTGACTGGCATCACCACCTTTGATGATTGTTCCAGCAACAGAACCAGTTACCGCACCACCGACGCCACCGCCCATACCAAAGTTGAGTCCAGAAGCGACGCCAGCGCCAGCAGCGTTTCTAATCACATCTTCTACTGACCCACCTGACAACGCAGTAGTGGCAGCAGACAATGCAGATGCACCAACGGCAGAAGCAACTTGTGTTGCGCTCAAACCTACCGCAGCACCAACACCAGTAGCAGAACTACCAAGGATTGCAGATCCAAGTGATAAACCAATAGTAGGGTTGACCAACAAAGCAACAGCCAAGACGGTAGACCCAAAGGTGTCCATCCAAGATGTTTGCGGCTTATTGTATTCAGCAGCAATCGCCTCTGCCCTAGCAACATACGCAGGGTTTGACGCTAGGAAGTCCCGATATTGGTTCTGCGAAGCTATTTCTTGAGCTTGTTGCTCTGGCGTGAGTTCAACAACAGGCTGTGAACGCTGACTTTCTTCGTAGTCGTACTCATACGTTCCGGGTGAATACGGGTTGTAGAAGTTGCCATCTGCATCTATAGCCATTACTGACCTCCTGCCAGAGCGCCCATAGTCGCAAGCGCGGCCAAGGTCATGTAATTAACCTGATCTGGTAACTCTTTCTCTGTGAGGATCTGTGCGCTCAACAACTGTTCACGCAGGAGCGCATACAGGCTCTGATCTTGTATTGCTTCCTGTGCCATCTGTCCAACAGCCGCCATAACCCTGGCATCTAGCCCATACTGCTGCATGAACTGCTGGGTTGCGGCCTGTGCTTGTTCCAGTTGTGGGTCCATTACAGGTTCAACACCTTAACAATCTGTTGATGGATGCTCAAATGTACTCCTATCCAATCATAGAAGTCATCTTCTACGTTCCAATCTGCGTTAATCAACTGAAACGGATTGTCCAGGTTCAGTTGACTTGCCAGTCTTTCATGTTCTTGGTTGTGAACAAACAACCAGTCATCTAGGTTATCCGGGTCTGCGTCTATCAAAGGATACTGAGGTATCAGGATTCCCTTGTCTGCCAACTGTTCGTAGAACAAACGGTGCTGTACACCGTTCTCAAACAACATTCTTCCTAACCCGTCTACGTCTCCAAACTCCACATACGATAAATTATCCATATCCATAGATTGTCATTTCTTCAGTCGTTCTTCCAAAATGACAATACGCTCACGATTGACATGGATAAGATCTCTGTTGACTTGTATTTCTTTTTCAAGATCTTGACGTAACTTCTCTCTTGCTAGTTCAGCGCCAGAGTTGACTGCCTGTTTGTTGTCGCTAGTGACTACAAGAGATATCTTTGCATTTAACACTGTTACGTCATGCGTCAGTTTGTCTAACGCAGACATCAAATACACAACACAGGTAAAAAGAATAGGAAGCACTGCAAATGCAGTCTTCTCAATAAGTTGAGACTTGGCTTCCAGCTTTTCAGTCATAGACCCAACAACTTTTTAACAAAGTCTGCTGCAACACCTGGACCAAACAACACCGCTACCATCACTGCGTAGAGAAGGTACTCAATTTTGGTCATCCGCTTATCACCTGAGGATAACGAATCAGATATTTTCCCGTATCTCTCGGAGCAGATTGCCTCGTGCACGGCTAGTTTGGTCTCGGTATTGTCTGACATTCACTCACCTTTACTTGACTTCTAGTGCTGCAATGCGAGCAGTTAGTGCTTCGTTGGCTGCGGAAAGTTCTTGTATTGCTTTGACTAGAATTGCTTCTGTTTTTGACCAACCCGTGAGCGTTTTCATTCCGTCGATTCGTTGACCGACAGCATCAGGAAAAACAGTTTCAAACTCTTGGGCAACAAATCCAATTTGATGACCGCCACCTTCCGATTCAATGTAATCGAATTCAACTGGTCTAAGCGCCAATATGTTCGAAAGTTGAGACGGTAAATCTACAATGTTTTGCTTTAGTCTAGAATCTGAAAAACTTCCAAATGCAGCCGTACCCGCTCCGTTTGCGTTAATCTGACCGCATCCAGATGCTGTTTGATTGATAATAAATTGAGCAAAAACCTGAGCCGTTGTATTGTCGTTTGCGGTTTTGAATATTTTTAATGGCGCATTTGCAGAATCTGAAGCGAAATCTGAAATTATACCAAGCGCGGGGCCGCTGGAGTTTACAGTCGCCGCCTGCATATACCCGCCCGGATTGCCGGTATTCCATACGGTCGTTCTGCCGTTAACGAGTACGTTTTGTGAAGTGTTATAAAATAACTTCGAATTTCCAGCCAATGCGTTAGACGAATTAAATTGGACTTGAGTATCGGAGCCTCCAGCACCAGCCGTTGGAGTCTGCCAAGTCGGCGCCCCGCCAGTATTTGCTCCCAAGAATTGACCAGTCGTTCCAGCCGCCGTCGCAACTGGCGCTGCACCCGCACCGCCACCGTAAACCACACCATTAGCAGTTAATGCCCCCGAACTTGCCCAGGTCGTTCCGCTATTGAAGTACGGAACCCCTCCCGACGTACCCGCGATTGTGAATGCCGGGGTTGTGGTCGCAGTCGCGACCGAGACAATGCCGCCGGTCCATCCTACGGATGTGACCGTACCAGACCCACCTGAAGTCCAAGTTGGGCTTGCAGCCGATCCTTGGCTTGTCAAAAATTGACCTGCCGTTCCAAAGGATGAGCCAGATCCAACACCTATTGCTTGGGTTGAGTTAATAGTGAGGGCATTTGTTCCTCCTGTTTGCAAAGAAAGAGATGCAACAGTATCGCCCGTAGTCACCACACCACTTGTGGTTGCGTTAATAGTTGATGCCATGAATTTTCCTTAGAAAATGCCAGAATACGAAGTGACAAGCCATTTGTCTGGACTTGTAACTGTGACAGAAACATTTGGAGAAATTGTAGTTGCTCCAAGACTAATCGCGTTTTTGTTTGCAATCAAAACATAACTATTTGCTATTACAGTGGATGACTCAATCAATGGGCTTGCATTTCCTGTACCGCCGCCACCGACAGCAGCGTTGCTAACCCATGCTCCTCCAATACTCGTTAGCACGTTACCTGCGTTACCGGGGGCAATTCCGTAAATAGACGAAGTCCCGTTTCCAATTATTACGTTTCCAGAAGGAATTGTTGTTAATCCCGTCCCGCCATTTCCGACTGCTAAAAATCCTGTCGCGTTTGCTACCGGAATATTAGTGGTAGCAGCCATGTTTCCCGAAGTAGGGCTACCCAACGCTGGGGCAATCAAACTAGGGCTAGTAACAATTGGGCTGCTGTTCATCACAACAGATCCAGTACCCGTAATTGGGTTACTGACAAGTTGCTTTGTGGAGCTGCTAAATACTGCTAAAGATCCAGTTAAATTAGAAACGATCAGGTTTGCAGCAGTAGTCGTGCTTCCACTAAACGTGAGGTTTGCATCACCTTTAAACGAACCTGAATTGTTAAATTGGATTTGAGTATTTGCTCCGCCGGGAGTTACTTGCGGAATTGCATTGCTGATCCACGCGCTGCCGGTGCTGGTAAGAACATTTCCCGCCGATCCCGGACCAACAGACGTAGGAGATGATGCCCCATTCCCTATGATTACGTTCCCGGCAGGCAAACTTGTAAGCCCTGTCCCTCCGTTTGGAACAGTCAAGGCATTGAGAATCGAAAGATTGCCTACGTTGGCAGTTGCAATGTTGCCGGTAGTGATGAACGCGCTGGTGGCATTGAGCGTTGTGACGTTGGCAAGCGTAGCCGTGACGTTGACTACGTTGATGCTTGTCACATTGATGTTTGTGACATTGCTCGTGCCACTTGTTATGGTGACGTTGGCAAGCGTGAGGTTATTGAGCGTGGTGACCGTGTTGCCAAGCTGGACAGACGTATTGCCGATAGTGATCGGCGTGTTGAAGTTGCTGTCCAGTTTAGAGAGAGCAATGTTCCCGCTTAGATTGGCAAAAGCAAATGGGACGGTCATTAGAACCTCGCTCTCAATTCGGTTTCAAACTCGAAAGTGTTCACTGTATATCCAGCACTGTTACTGTTGATGGTTAAACCAAGGTACTTGCCGTACTGTTGGGCGTCTGATTTGTACAGAGCGTAGCCGTAAGCAGTTTCCCATCCAACAGTTTGCAAACTATTGTTCTGCCAAGTCACAGGCTGGTAGTAATTATTCAGCCAAGTGACCGTATTGTCTACTGTATAAGCACCAGTAGCCCCGGTTCCCTGCTCGTTGTCCACGCTGACGAAGAGCGTAGACGATGCTTGCAACTGTGCCTCGATACCAAACTTGAGTGCTTGCTTGGTTCGGATAGGATCATTCATAGGCATGAGAGCCGTTTGAATGGTTGTTGCTACATTGGCCGTCGAATTAGCATAGAGACGGTAGAGGCTTAAGCCTGCGGTCCCATAGAGGCGAATGACCCCCGCTGTAGGGACGGAAGTGATGTAGTCCAACGCTCCTTGGGAGGTTAGAAACCACTTCTTCTCGAAGAACACGGCCTGGACCTTTCTCGCTCCAATTACCGGGTCGTTGTAAGTGAAGGAGAATGCCGCGCATAGTATGTTGTTCAGTAGGACTTGACCCCCGCTGATAGGTTTGTCGAAGTCAATGAGTTGGAATATCCCATCCAGCGCGTCTGACAGCTTGCTGGTGGTAGAACCAACCAGGGAATAGATCCCATAGTCGTTCATGAACAGCACAGATCTGAAAAACGGGTAAATAGCGTAGATACGCTTTGTCCCTACGCTGGCAGAGACGTTGGTATTCGTAAATAAAGTCTGGCCGTTGGTGTCAACGCGAACGTCAGAGAAGACGTTGATGCTTGTCTCACCAAAGATGTACAAGAAATTGTTGGCTGAGAGCAGCGCACGGATGTTTCCGTGCAGCGTTGAATCAGACAAGGTAAGTGAACCGGCGGATACACTGGTGAAATCACTGTACGAGTCTGCTGCCGAGTAGTAGACGGTCCGTCCAGCGGCTACCCAGTTCCTGCCAGAAAAACTGGCAACCGAAACTACTTGATCTGTGTTTACAACTGCCGTGACATTGGCAGCAGTAGAAAAACCGCCGCCAGAAAGAGTCACATTGGCAGTCGTGTATCCAGCACCAGGGTTGGTCATGACGATCTGAGAGACCGTATTGCCTAGAACGATTGCTGTAGCGGTAGCGGCAGTAGTGTTTGCTCCGCCGATAGCTACAGTTGGTGCTGACGTATAGCCAGACCCACCATTGTTGAGCAGGATGCTGACTGTTCCGGTCTTGAACGTGACGATTTGGCCGATAGCGTTGGCGTTAGAGCCTCCACCACCAGAGAATGTGATGGTTGGAGATGATGTATATCCACTACCTGCGTTTGTCAGAGATACGCTGCTTACGCCACCCGTAGAAAGGACTGCGGTGGCTGTAGCTGCACCGCTGGAAAAGGTCACAGAGGGCACAGAAGTGTACCCAGACCCTCCGTTGACGATTCCCACCGAAACAACTGCGCCACCGCTAATGCTGGCAACTGCTGTAGCCTGGGTTCCACCCGTAATGTTGGGTGCGCCGATGGTTACGTCTGGAACTGCCGTGTATAAAGAGCCGCCTGAGGTTACATAAACAGATCGAATGCCACCAGATCCGGTGACGATCGTTGCTGTGGCTACTGCTTGCACCCCGTTAGCATCGTTGGGTGCGCTGATCACCACGTTTGGCGCAGATGTGTACCCAGATCCGGGGTTTGACACTGCTATCAAGCCAACAGACCCGATAGATACTACATTTGCACCGTTCCAGCTAAACAATCCCTTGTCGGGATCGCCAATGATCAATCTTTCGTTCTTCCACTGGGTGGCACTGACGTTTGCACTGCTGAACGTGCCTGCAACTGCTACGTTGCTGGTCACATTGCTAGTCAAATTGAACGCTTGCGCTCTACCGTCTACCTCAAAACTGACTATGTAGTCAGATACGTTGATATTTGTGGACGTTAGATAAGAAGTTGTGTTGGCAAATACGACAACATTGCCCGTACTGTCTGTAACCGCGCTCTGAGCAGGAACAATCTTGATGTTGGAGTCGCCAATCGGCATGGCATTTTCCAACCACGAGAATTCACTGTCTTTGATGGCCGTTCGGTTGGCTTTTGTATTTATGCCACCAAACGTCTTCAGGACAGTGTATTTTTTTTGCTGTTCCTGAGATGCCATGTTAGTAAGGGCTGCTATACGGGTCCGGAATCCTGCGCGTGAAGACTGAATTCAACACGCCCTGTACCTGACGGTTGTATTGCTGCAGGAAAATCTCAGATTCTCCGTAGCTCTGTTCTTTGTACTTGGCCTTGTAAGCCGCGTAAAACGCGACAGGAACCGTGTACGGGTCGTTGATGGCATCAACCAACGTAGGATTGGTCAACACGAGCGGTGAAGGCAAAATAACCGTGTCCACTTCCATGCTGTAGGACTGGTCAGGCACGGGTGAGATGTAAATTTGCTGCTGACCATACGTTGAGAAGCAAACAGGCCGTCCAACGTAGTTCTGCCAGTAGCGCAGTTGGGCGTTAAAGTTCGTCCAAGGCAAGTAGCGCAGAGGAATCCTAGAGTTACCCCAGTAGATCGTCAGGTTAAGAACATCCAGAGTCTGCGAACCATTAGGTAGCGACGAAAACGGGATGATTTCTGCACTTTGTACGTACAACAGCGTTGCTGTGCCGTTAGTAAATGCCGTTGACGGGGGGAAATTAGACCCAGATGCGGGGTATGGCGGGGCTGTGCTGCCCAGCGTCCCACCTACGGTGATCTGATAGATAAAGATGTTTGAGAATATGTACTGACCGGCAGTAACTACAAGGCCAGCAGACCAGATAATTGCGGCTGTTCCGTCTGGTGCGAGGGGTGTAGCCGAGATTTGCAGGGTACGCAGGCAACCAGTGTCTCGTACTACCCTTTCACGTCCATCGTTGACGTAATCCGTAATCTCATCGTTTGACCAGAAGTTCCCATTGGCATCGTGTAGAAGCCTGCGAACGTCTGTGATGTACGAATTTAGGGTTGCCATAGTTGCCTATTGTAACCCTCAGGAGACTTTTCCCCCTACCCCTACTTTTTTGACGGGTAGGGGTACTACGCCTACCGCCGAGGGAATGCGGTCCTGCGCTGAATGTTGGCCAATGCGGAACATAGCCAACCGTTCAAGTCCGATTTCAACATCCGACGAGTGGGTCGCAAAACCCAGCCGGACTGCATATGGGAGCTTGTCACCATCTTGGTAACCAAAGATGTGCCTAGCAGCCTCGATAGGGACTGACGTAGGCACACCTTTTTTGAACTTGTAATCAATACCGGCATGACGATCATTCAAATCGGTATCACTACAGTTGGTTACATAGACTTCCATCAGAACGAAACCGAGTCACCGTAGATGCGAATGTCAACAATGGCCGATGCCGCGTTGGTGACGTTCAAATACAATGCCGAGGTATTCGCTCCGTTGACTGTTGTGGTCAGTGCGTAGGGGCTTGCAACTACCAAGTCTTGAAACCTGTTAACAGCAGTCAAATTTGCTAATGAGACTGTTGCTACAACCGCATTGCTAGTGTTGCCATCATTGGTTGTCGTGATATTCACGTTAGCCAAAGATGCACTAGCATTTGCGTTCTGTACCGTGACCCGACGAATAATTACCTGACCCGATCCTGCAAGTGCGTTCCCATTGGTGAGACCGCCTTGAAAGAATGGGATGGCCACTACCGCATTGCCAGCCGTTGCCAGAGACGCTCCGCTAACTCGTGCTATTGCAAAGTTACCAAAAGAGTCTGGTAGGTTTGATCCGACTGCATCTGCGCTTGCCATGTCTACTCCTTAAGCAGTAGTAAACGTGGAATTTGCAGTCAGACCGCCATTCACCGTTAGGAA